CAAATTCAACAGATCTAACTTTAAACTCACTCATTATATTTAATTTAAATTATTACAAAATTAACTAAAAAAACAATACGCCTTTTTGACTGACTTACACATCAGTAAGTTACCATTTGGTAAGTTAAGAGCCCTTTACCCATTTTTTGCTTGGAGATGCTGTTTTGCTTGGGCTCCATTTTACGGCATTACTCCAATAGGCTGCCGATAACTTTCCTTTAGATATATTCTTTGCGTGTCTACTTTTGAATGCCTCACGCTGTCCGACGGTCTGATTTGTCTTAACACCTTGCTGGCCGAATCGTATTGTCTTAATAGTTGAACCTTCTTTTGCTACAACAATATGAGATTTTGTAGGATGACCTGGAGTCTTTTTGGGTTGATTGAAACCCCTTACACCTGCACGCTCTAGTCTTGAGTCTTTCATTTCTTCTTAGCTGTTTTAGCTGCTTTTTTAAATGCACTTGCCGTTGGAGCACCCTTAGTTCCTGGCTTTCTCATTGTCTCGCCAGATCCAGCTTTTATACGCTCTTTCTTGGCGTGTATATTTGCGTATAGTCCTTTCTTCATACTATTTAGGTCCAAATGATTCTAAATCAAATCCAGACAAATCATCTTCCGAGCTCTCAAAACTTTTGGCAGGAAGCTGCCTTTGGCGTTGCTCAATAAGATCTGACTGTCTAGTTGCTTGTAAGTCTACTCTTTTATCTTTAGCTTTTTCTTTTTCAGAATCTCTTTTTTTGAGTCCATCTACTTCGATTCCTTTTAGTTGCATATTGTATTGGAACTCTAGCTCCATCAATTGCTTTTTGAGCTCTACTTCCATCTGAAGTTTTTGCATCTCCATTTGAATCTCAGTCTGCTTAACTTGACTTTTAATCTGAGCCTCTGCTTGAACTTTTTGAATAGCTGAATCTGCCGCTGCTTGTTGAGACATGGCATTATTGTTCGCTTGCATTTGAGCAACCTGATCTTCTCTTTGTTGTTGCGCTGCTATTTTTCGCTTACGTTTTACTTTTAATAATTCGTTAGCCACTTTTATATTCTTTACATTTCTAATGTCAATAGCATCCTCTAAGTCTATTTGGTCTCTTTGAAGTGCTATCTGAATATTCCTTTCAAGCATTTCTTTTTCATCTTCATCTGGATCTATTTCAATGAAAATTCCAAAATCATGCAGATACAAGTCCTTTACATCTTTAAGTATTGCTATGTTGTATTTTCCTATCTGCATAGCAAACTGCTCTTTATATGGAGAATACTCAAGTATATCAGAAAGCCTAACTGTAAGGCACTCGGCTAATTTTTTAACCATAGATAAACCAGCTTCTAGCACATGTCTAGTGGCTGTATTGCTATTTAACGCGGCTAGTTTTTGAACACCAACCAATGCATCGGGATTAGGCATTGATCCATCTCTAGCTTCGTTTAATCCGGTCACATCCCTAATCATGCTAAGGTAGTGATTATAACTTCCAATTAAGGCCATTATTTTAGACTGACCAGAATTACTTGATAACTGCTGTATAGGAACCCTAGCGTTGTTAAACTCTCCCTCACTTGTATATGAACGGCCTATTACAGATCCAGTCTGAAAATAAAGTCTCAATGCGTCCTCTGGATTATATGCTGCGCCTTGACCTAGGTCCACTTCATTTATTCCATCTGCATCAATAAATACACCATCAGGAACCACTCTTGATTGTACCTGCTGAAGCTTTAAGTGTATTAGCTGTATTTGGTCTGCAAATGGAATCATTCTCTTTACTAATGAATCAATTTGACCTTTATACATTCTAGGTGCAAATAAAACATAATTGGAAAGAGCCTTATTGGTGGCTGACTTAGGGCGTACCATGTTCTTGCACATCTCCCATTTAAGCAATATGTTGCTCCCTGCTACAAGAACTCCATCATACCAAACTTCTTTTGATATATCTAATCTATCGAAATATTCATTGTCGTCAGGATTAAATGTCTCATCCTTACGAATGACCCTTTCCCCTCCATTGTCTAATTTCTTTTTCTTGTAAACAAACTTTTTATCTGTCTTATAATTGAAGTATAACAATGTTACAAGCTCGTCTGAAAATAAATCGTCTTGATATTTATATATAACTGGAAACGCACTATACCAAGCTGATCCTTGGTTTTTAATCTCCATCAGTTCCTCGTCAGTAATATCTGGCTTTATTTTTTTCAGCTCTGTATAGTGTACTTGCTTTACCTCTCCGAAATAGTAGCAATCAGAGAAATCGGGTTTTTCAGTATAGCTCCATATAAGATATGCTGGGTCTACATATTCTACACTGACTCCCTTTCCCTTTATAAACTCATGCTTTACAGCTCCAATACCTATCTCTGTTTGATCTTTGTCAACCATTTTTTTAATGGTTGGAAAGTCATTCATATTTAGTATAGTGTCAATGGCTACTTCTTCTGCAATTTCTATAGATGGCTTATACTTTAGATTCATGTATAACGCAAGCTCCTCATTATTTTCAGGTAATTCTGATGGGTCTACGTTAAATGCATTTATGCCTAGTTCATTTTTAGCTTTAAGCAACAATGGCTTGGCAATCATGTCTGCCTCTACCATGTCCTGAAATAAATTCTTTTTCTCTGCTGATATTACGTCTTGTGCCTCTGCCTTTATCTTGTACAACCTGTCAGACATTCCATTAACAACAATGTCAACAAACTTTGGGATAATTGGTACGATTTCCCAATTAAGATTCAAGTAAGACAAATCCCCATCAATAGACAGTTCATTCTTATATTTTGCAATAGGCTGCTCACCTCTTGCGTATAGCCTTAGTCTATGAAAATTACCGAATTGATCGTAATACCTACAGCTTCCTCCTTTACGTTTAAACCACTCAGATTCAATAGCTTTTGCAATTTTAAGTCCATATTCTGGCGTGGACTTCTCTGCATCTGATGCCAACTGATTTGGGAATGCGCTATTTGCAATTATAACGTTTGGTTTATCCATTTATTGAATTATCTGACTACTAGAACCTCTATTGTCGTATCTCGCAAAGTTAATCATAATTTTCGATTTCTTAGGCTCTGTCTTAAACATATGTTTTCGAGTTGCCATTATTGCAAGACCAGAGCTAATAGATGCATCGAATTTAGTCCGGTTATTAATATCATATCTTGCCCAATCCTCAAGAGTCCTAATAAAATACATATTTCCAATCTCTTCTGGGTCTCTATATGTTCCTTCTGTATCAAATCCTACATACTGCTCTATGTATGACTCAATGCAAGCTGCATGTGTCTGCTTGATGTCTTCTGATGTATTTGGTATTCCACCTATTTCAAGTTCTGTTTTGCTTAACTGATTTAAATGCTTATCCGGTCTATTCATTGCATATCCCCTATATCCTCTATTCTTGAAGTGATACAGCATTCTAGCCTTGTTGTTCTCAGCAAGCACTGGCATACCATAAAATACACACGCCATTAATACTTCTTCAAAAAAAACATCTGCCGTCTGTGGCCTTGCTACATATTCAAGAAAAAACATATTTGATGGAACATCTTGGTCGAGACTTGTCCCTGTCAATCCATGCAACGCTCCATTTGATCCACCGCCTCCAACTACACCAGATATGTCATATGGGTCACATCCAAAAGCTCCTAAGTCTTCGTTTGCAGGATATTTCTTCCCATTCTTAATTATAAATTTATTTGTAAGTCTTTCTACAGGTATCCATGATACAAGAAATCTCCCCCTTGAATCAGGGGTCCATATGACCTCAGTATCTTTCTCTCCATTTTTCCAATGGAATGAACCTCTAGTTAGCACTCGATCCTTTATGAGTGAATCACTATAATCTATCTGCTGATATATCTTTGTTAAATTAAATAAAGATTGTTTAGACTCATCCCTAAAGGCATGAGACTCGGTCCTTGGATACTGACGATAAAATTCATTCAAGGCATCCGCATCATTTTTTAATGCATCTACCTCATTCTGCCAATATGTAACAGCTCCTACAGTTATCTCCCTACCATCAATTCCCATTATTGGCTTTTCTGTATCTCCTATTACTGCATGTCCATGTTCATCTATAAATCCCTCCATGTTGTACTCCATTGGAATAAATAAAGAATACAGACCACTTTTTGTCTGTCCATTGGCATTGCGCTTCTTTGGATCTGAATCGTAATATAAGTCCTTAAAATTCTGCCCACCTTTGGCAAGTGCATTAACGGTAGACCCCATCATGCATTTACCTACGATACGACTACCTAAACGAAGACATGTTTTTGTTACTCGCCAATTGTTTAATATATTGTTAGGCGCATTCCATTTTCCTGATTCATCGTGAGTTAGGTTTAATAACTTCTGTCCATCGTATGAGTTATCTGCGGTATTAAGCCAGTCGATTGTTGTATCAAGACCAACAATGTCATCTTGATCTGTGTCAGATATATTTTTTCTTGTAATTTTCTTTGCAGGCATCCTAAAAGAAAGCTCTGTCTTAGGATTGTCCATTCCATCTTGAATAGGCTTAAAAAAGAATGGATAATTTTTGACTATTGGGACAACCTTATTAATAAACATCTCCTTAGCATCTGAACCAGTCTTTGAAAGTATCCCAAGCTTTGAGTCTCTTGCAAGTGTTCCTATATTCGCTGTCTCTGATGAAGACATAAATGAGAAGCCTGACCGCCTGTTTTTTAGGTAGCACATGCCAAACGCTCTGTCGTCAGCCTTGCATGCTTCCCAAAAAATAAAGAATATCCTATTGGACTCACGAAAGTCAGGAAGACCTATATCTATCTTAGACCATTGAAGATACATATAATGACTTCCTGTAATATATGTAGGTATTTTTTTATTTATAAACCAATGTCCATTCTCTCTATTTTCAAACTCCTCTTGAATATAGTCAACCCACTTTACCTTAAATTCATTTGGTTTTGAATTCCATTCAAATATGTTTTTTATTTTAGATAGTTCTTGCGGATATTCTTTTGGCTTCCATTTATTTACATCCTTTCGTAATTTTGATTTTGGGATAGAAGGTAAGCCTATCTTCAATCCATTTATCTCATAAACATCACCTAGTGTTCCATCTTTTGAGATAATAACTATATCGTATTTAGAGTCATAGCCATACTTCCATGTCTTATTATTTTTCACGGAATTAGATACAAAGTCTGGAAGTATGCTATATAGACTCATTTCTTTTTTTCTTTGGCCATTGATTCTACAAAACTAATAGGTATCTCTGATGCCTTTATTTCTATTGATGTTTTATCCTTAGCGTTGCTCAATTGCTCAATCCTTTCAAGCATATACAATGCGTCATCAAATGCAAGTTTTTTTGCCGCTGCTGCATTTTTCATTTTGTCAGCAGACAGAGAGTCTTCCGGATTAGATATAATAGGGTCTTTAAGTACACCTATAAGTTCATCTATTGCCTTCATTGCAGCACTTAATATTTCTTGTCGCTTATCAAGCATATGTTTTGTGTTCGCATTCTATATAAAATACTATCGTCTATTTTAAACTCATATTCAGTATCTGGAGTAAATACCACTTGGTCGCCTACTTGAATGTTTTCTTGGTTTTCATTTTTATATACCATAGTGCCAAGTAATTCTTCGTTTACCTCTGTAGAGAGTACGTCTTTTTTCTTTGCCTTTATTGGCTTAACAAAGCAATATGGTGCAGGAGCGCACCACCCTGAGTTAGGCTTTCTGTATAGAAACAATTCTTCAGAAGTCACCATAAAAGTATTATCACGAAGAAAAGACCATGAACTTTTTTCTCTTCCCTTCATGTCATAATAAAATCTAAAGACGTTATGATGTACTATCACAACGTCCCCAGGTTCTATTTGTCCCTTATAGTATAATGGAACTGCCAACACCACTGCCTCCCTATTTGTGACAGTATGATCTTCTTTTGAAGCAGACAATATTAATTCATGTCCGTCAAACTCTTTGGTGTTGCTGTATCTTTTTCCACCTACCGGTTCTATGATAAAGCAATATGGAGATTGCATTAGAAATCTATTTTATATTCTATTGTAATTGGAACGTTTGGATTTAAAGACTTCCATCTAAGTATTTCGCCATTTTTTTTGATCCAAATAACTAGATTAACATCCTCGTATCTTATTGCCTCTATCGTGTAGCTTTTATCAAGAACATATTGACCAACTACATAATGCATGGCATTAAGCAAATCATTCCCTATAGATATTTTTCTTATCACTTAAAAGATCCATCCGTAGCATCAATCGTAACCTCTCCATACTTACGGACAAGTTCCTCTTGATAGTTTCTAATATTGTTTTCGGTAACGTCCAATACATCTACACTCCTCTTGTAAAACAATGCAGCATCCCCTACGCGATTTTTAGCTGTGACAAATCCTTCATTTAGACTTCTCAACTTATTGAATTCCTCTTCAGTAAGTCCTTTTGCTTTTTCTTTTGACATTTTATTTAATTTAATTAATTGTCGCAAATATAGTAGATTTTTACGACAAAAAAAAACGGAGAGAATAACCCTCCGTTTATTAATGCAAAATAATAAGCATTATTTCTTTTTAGCCATCAATACTTTTTTCAAGTTTGGATTTTTTGCCTTCGCAGATGGACTTGCTTTTCGTGCTCCAACAGCTAGAATAGCTCCGGCTTTTTCCATTCCACCACCTTGCTTAGATGCTGTCTTGTACCCCATTCCTTTTTTTGCATTCATGATATTTGTTTTTAAATTATACTAAATCTTCTTACTGCACGCACATAGTCTGTGCTTGATTTGCTTTGCGCAAATGAAAGTCCACTTCCAAAGAATATATATAAAGCATCATTTGCTCCATCCTCTGTAGAGCTCCAATATATGTTTCTTGAGATTTGTGTTCCACCTGATGCACTTAGTCCCTGTGCAACTTCCCATCTGTTTTGGTATATTTTAATCAACTCATCAATTGCTGGTAAATACCAGTCATTTTTTCCATTGTTTGTGCTGCTTGAACAAAGTTCTGCTGCTGTTCCAACAGTTATTCCAGATGGAGCCCCTGCGAGTATTAAATTATCTGTATTTGTTTTTCCATCCCAAGTGCTCTCAACATTTAGTATGTTTACGTTTAAAGTGGCGTAATCAGTTGAGATACTCAAATCATTCGTGTCAACTACTTAATAGTTTTGTACTGTTCCCCTTGTTGGTGTTCCTAAAGACACGGATGATAACCATCTATGAGCTATAACGCCTCCTTGAGATTGTAAGTATTGACCTATTTGATACTGAAATGGATTATTTGCAATTATCTCAGCAGGAGTTATGTTTTTTGTAACACCTGTATCTGCATCAGAAGCTAATATCTTGTCGTTTAACTTTAATGATGAAACTGCGTAACTGTTAATTTGTGCCATGATGCAAAGATACTAATTAATTATTTACCTTGTCTTGCGTAAGACTTAGCGTAATTTTTTGAAGACTTCAATTTAGAAGTCTTGCTTTTAGCATGAACGCCTGACCTCTTGACGGTCTTTTTGTCTGTCTTTTGCGTTGATTCCTTAATCTTTGCCATTATTCCCTAATTTGAAAATGCATCCAATCCATATCTCTTTCAATTCCTAAACCCTCAAAACCATTTTTATAAAATATATCAATCATTGGCTTATATTCAGGACGAGCAAAACGAGCAGTTCTTTTTGTTTCTCTCAATGTATTTCTAGCAGGATCTAAATCAATAGCCACACCCCAAGAGTGCATACTCCATGCTGATCCATTTCTCATCCTACGATAGTTAAAGCATCCACCAAAAAGATCTATTCCTAGCTCTTTTATTTTTTCATGCCCATAATGCGCAAGTAAATCATTAAAGACTGACTTAAAATTTTCTGCTACATCCTTATGACATCTCATTTTATTCACTATAGTGCCCGTATCCCAAGCAATACGCATAGGGTAAGGCAAAGCAATAGTAACCAGATATCCGGATCCTGTTTCATTTGGAACTCCATATTTTTTTATAACCTGTCTTGTTGTCAACATATTTCTTTAAAATTATTCAATTTACACCAAAGATATAAATCCTCTGGAGACATTCTATATGCTTTTTCAATTCCATACACCCAGGCAACGAATTCAGAGCAATACATTTTTTCTTCAGTGTTTCCTTTTTCTCTCCAAGATCCTGTAAGAATCTTATGTGGTTGCCTAAGAATTAAACTTTGTATATCATAAGCTGTATGCCCTACTTTTGTAAGTGCCTTTTTGCTGATCGCAACGCCATCAAGTTCACTACTAGACCTATGAGCAACAATACTATAATCATACTTTAGCTTCCATTCGTAAAGAGGTCTAACGTTAACCCCATCTACCTGTGCATCTATTATATACGGCTGTCCCCATATTTCTATGAACAAAGCTGTATGAGAAAATTTTGATCTTGTAAATTTTTTTATCAATCTTGCTAAAAGTCTTTTTCCAGAACAATGCAAAATATCTCCCGTTTTTAAAAGGCTAAAATCCATAATACTACTCTACTGTTAATTGAGATAAAGCCGCTGTTATCCCTCCAGCAGCAACAAGGTAACCGCCAGCTGACACTACTGCGGCAGGTAGACTAATAGGTGCTGTTATAATTACTGTCCCTATTGCTCCAAATGCAATGCCTATTTTCTGTACTCTCTTCCAGAATTTAGGTGTTTTTGCTTTTAATCTTTCTTTTAGCTCTTTCATACGTTTCGTTTTTTGGTAATACGGCAAATATAGGTATTTGTTTATGAAGTTGGTTGTTCGCGTTTTTATTCCTTAATTCATACTTATCCTCCAAGCAATCGTATAGCTTTTCCTCTACGTTTGATAGTCGGTTGTTAAGCCAAAATACAGCACAAACTAATAAAAATGTTGTTCCGTGTTTCTTGGTGTATTCTGTTACAGATAAAGGAGTCATAGTGTTCCTGCTTGTAAAACAAATGAATCAAATTCTGCTTGTTGCTCTGGTGTCATATCTGCATATGGAAATTCTGTAAATGCAGCTTGTGAATCAAGACCATTTAGCTCAGTAAACTTGATTGCACGTTTAATAGGCTGTGTTACATTCAAAGTAAATAGCTTTGAATCTTTTAAATATTCAAAGTCAATACCTGTAAAGTCAGATAGTGCAAGTGTCTTTACTAATTCATACTTTTCATCGTAGCAATAAACTGCTTCTCCAATGATGTCTAATTTTTCTAATGTCATAACAATATATTTCCTTGATTATCTTGTGTGTTAACTATTCCTTGTGTAACGTTTGCATTTACAGGAGTTGTTGAACCCTTAAATGCATTATTAGCATATTTCGGTGAAATAGCAGATGCATTGTATATGCAATTTGCAGAAGAATTTACAACACTGATTAAATTATTTACTATTTCTGTTGATGCTGAGGGTGATATATAACCATGTCCACTTGCATTATTCCACTTGTTAATTATTGTACAATTATTTACCGAAACTCCTTCTACACTTTGAGCTCCATCTGAAACAATAGAACAATTGCCTATAATATTACCTGCTGTACCGAACACACCTTTACTTGTGGAGCTTTTAACAGATGTATTGTAAATTTGATTAACATTGAATCCACAATACAATCCTATCGAACTACTTGAAATAAAAATACAGTTATATGCTTTACATCCTTGCAAATAAGTATAATTACTTATACTTATCCCAATACATGAATATAAAATAATATTACTACCTGAAGATTGACAATCTATCGCTCTTCCAGAAGATGATTTTCCAATACATCTTGTCAATATCCCGTCCTCATACATTAAGATACCTTGACCACTTACAGATATTCCTGTACAATCAGTGGCATTTGGGTATAATTGATAAATACCTTTACCCCCACCTGTAACTTCACCGTAACAATTTATTATTATACCTCCTGTTATTCCATTCAAAGAAGTTCCAATCCCTTTAACCCATAAGTTTCTATGTGTTCCTGCTAATGATGCAACATAATCTGTTCCACTTGTACTCGTTAAATAGAATTTACTCCCTAGATAATCTATGTTAGTAGAACTATTAGTCATTACAAGCACACTTCCTGATGTATGCGAGGTTCTATTTACATTAAAATCGTTTATTGTACAAACTACTGCTACGCCATTATCAATAAAACAGTTCCCTGTTGCTGCCGTGTAACTATATGTGTGCCCATTACCATTGATATTCACACCATTTTTAAGAGTAATAGCCACTACTGTACTTTCAGTGAAATCAGCAAATACCTCAATCGTTTGACCGCTTGTAGCTGCTGTCATAGCTAAAGTAAGTGTGGCATAGTAAGTATAAACTCCTGATGTGTTTGCTATACCAAATATTCCTGATGCTCCTGCTATAGTTACAACTGTTTTACCACCAGAATCAGCAGCAGTAACTCCTGATCCAACAAAATTAATTGTAGACCTTTGAACCAATGCGCTTCCTTCATCCTCTATAGTATTGTATCCCTCTTTGTCAGAGTTGTCAATCTTCTGCCAAACACCTGTAGAACTAAATATAATCCAGTCACCAATACCCCAATCATTTATTCCATCAATGCTTGTTGTGCCTGCTGTACCTACAATATAATAATCACCAACAACACCATCTCCTGATGTTATTAATGGAGAATTAGAATTAGCGTCCCATAAACCAAGATAGTTTAAGCCTACAGGGACCGGACCTGGTCCTGATGCTACATAAGATGAACCATCCCAACTATATATAATCCCTGACGACCTATCTACATACAATATATCTAATGACCCAGATACAGGGAATGATGCAATTGTATCATAGAAATAAATATCTTTCCTTAAATCC